CTTAATAGTGAGTTTACGCATACAGCTATCGCCATTATGGATAAAACTATATAAATATATAAATCCATTATATGACAGCTCCAAGATTAATAGCAACTCAATTGACGAATAAATAACCCTCCATGAGAAATTCGACTCCCAATATAAATATAGCATCGGGTCAAACAACCCGTTAAAAAAGAATGACATAAGAAAAGACGCTAAAAAGATAGCGTCAATTATAGATAAAGCGCATAGCAATATTAAACGCCAGTTGCCTTTTATGCCTTGTTTTATGTCGATTAACCCTAAGCAATAATAAAAAACAATTAAAGAAGAGATGCTGGCAACAAAATAAAACTGGTTATCAGTCAGTGCTGGTTGAATAACTGAAAAAGAAAACGCTAATAGGAAGCTAACTATTAGCACTAGTACTGTCTTTACTTCGGTTTCGGTCCAACACGACGCGGCTTTTTTGCTGGCATTGTCTGCTTTCCTTTTTTTAAGTTAACGTGCTAATATAGATTATAAAGTAACCCAAAAACACGAAAAAATCAATGACAGCGATAATCACACCAGATGACGTAAAACAGCTATATCCTAAATCCGCAGAAATGGACGATTGTTTATTGCAAGAGTTTATTTGTGTGGTTAATCAGGCCGATCAATGTTTGGCTGGTGCTGGATACGCGGATTGCACTATCGCTTTAATGAAGAAAAGCGCGGTTGCTCATATGGTTTATTCGATTCAAATCACTGGATTTAAAAGCCTTAGATCGCCAACGGGTGAGAGTGTGACATTTAATGACATTGGCACAACAGGCGGTTTAGATGGCACTGCCTACGGGCGCACTGTTTTGTCATTAGATACAAGCGGCTGTATTAGCGGTGTCATTGAGAACACCTCGGCTAGTCGATTCTTTATTTCGGTTGGTGGCTGCTAATGAGCGCAATTCGTGGCTTATTCACTCCGATAGCTAAAGCAACTATATGGCGCGGAAGTGGTGAAGATTTTCATGGGAACGCTACATATACACGTCTAGCTGTGATTGATTGCACTTATACGAGCAATACGGTATTGCAAAGCGATGCAGCAGGGCGAGAGTTTAGGCCCGCGTTTGCTGTCTTCACAAAGTCAAGCGAAGTTAGAGAGGGTGATCTAATATTAATTGGCGTTTCTAACTCAGCAACACCACCAGCAGAAGCTAAAGAAGTTAGAAGAATAGCAACAGCCGCGTCCATGTTTGGAACTCCTGATTATGATATTTTCGTCGGTTAATTATGGCTAGGCGCTCACGCATACGAGGCGTTAATAATGTTCGCCGTGGGTTATCTCGATTCTTTAATCAAGAGGTTGATAGGCGGGCAGAGCGAGCCATCACCGAGCTTTTAATTATCGGCATGGCTAAGGCGGCAGTTTATACGCCAATTGATAAAGGCTTATTAATCAACTCAAGCTTTCGAGAGGTTCGTGTGGTTGGCGGTAAGACTATCGGCATTGCGGGTTATACGCAGAATTATGCGCAGGCACTACACGACCGCGAAGGGTGGCAAGGTAGATTAAACCCAAACGCCGGCCCGAAATTCTTAGAGCGTGGATTTGAAGAAACGCAAAGCTTACAAAACGCAACATTTAGGCGGATAATGCGAACATGATAATAGATGAATTAAAAACTATGATTGATGATAGCGGATTGGTCGCTGATTATAAGCAAACTAATTTCTTTAATGAGTCAAAGCACCCAAACAAAACGGTAGCGTATAGAATCAATGGCGGGGCTGGAACGGATCAATATATCCGCAACCCTGACGTGGACTTTACTTTTTACGGTAGCGCAACTGACTCGGCTAATGATATAGGATTAGCAGCGGATAACCTATTCAGCTATTTTTTGGACAATTACCGTTCATCTTGTATTATAGGTATTAGCGCACTGTCAGAAGTTAACGGCGTTTACTATACTGATACAGAGCGACCTTTTTACACTTTTTCAATTAGATTAAAAACAGCGAGATAAAATTATGGCAGCAACAGACGGCGGCTGGATCGGCAGAGATGCAACAATCGAGATTTACATTGACACACCAAGCGCAACAGAGCCAGCAGACGGGCCTTTGTGGTTGGCTTTAGGTGGCACGAGAGGTTTAAGTATTTCAGGCACTTGGGGATCGGTTGATGTTACTAGTAGATCAAGCGCGGGAAACTTTCGCGAGAAAATAGCAGATTATTTAGAGACTAGTTTAAGCACAGATGGCGTTGCCCTACGTGCGGCAGCTTCAAACATTAAAAACGTGCGCGAGTATATCCACAACCCAACAAGCGGGCAGCCTTGTGCGTGGATTCGTGCAACATTTCCAGAGGAAAGCGGCGCGACTTATCAAATGAGCTACCCCGTTTTACTTACAAGCTGGGGAGACGAAGCACCTTACGATGCTGAAGCAACTTTTTCACTAGAAGCTGAAGGCAATGGGCAACCAGTATTTACAGATATTGCTGCTCCGTAAATGCGAATCAATACCGCAGTCGGTGAAGTTGGCTTGACGGTGGGCGGGCGCGAATATCGTTTGCGCCCGTCTTTTTTGTCTATGTCTGCTATTGGCGAGTCTGGCGATATGATTAGCACGGCTGGCTGGATCAACTCAGCTAAATTAAAATTGAATTACGAGCCTGAAAAAATCAGTGTTTTAGACATGTCGACGGCTATATTTATAATTCAATGTTGCTGTGATGAAGAAATACCGGAGCTTGGTTGCATTATTGGTTCAGACTGGACGGGAAAACTCTTTTATAAAGAGGGCGCGGTAAACGGTCACGATTTAATTGTGATAGCCGATCACCTAATTAGCTATGGCGTTAACGGTGTAGAAACAACGAGATCCAAAATAGCGGCGCGATTCAGCAGCAAAAAAGATGATTTTATTTTTAATGTCACTGAGTTTGTCGCGTCTGCAATAGCACACTTGAAATTGAGCGCAAAGGATGCGTGGCAGTTAACAATGCCAGAATTTCAACTAGCGATGGATTCGCTGTATCCGCCGGATGAGAAAAAGGCTAACATACCAACTCAAGAGCAAGCTGAAGAAACTTATAAAAAAGTTTTAGCAGCAAGAGAAAGGCACAACAAAAACAAAAAGGCGTAAGAAATGGCGGAAAACGTAGGCTCAGTATTCTGGGAAGTTGAAGTAGATACAAGCGGAATGCTGCGCGGCGTTCGCCAGATGGATCGACAGCTTGATGATTTTAACGGGCAGTTAAACCAAACAAGCCGAGGTATTAGGGATGCTTTTAACTCTGCTAGAATGCGGCGTTTAGCTGGTGGCGTAGCTAAAGCGGTCGGGGCTGCTACAGTTGCCTTTGTCGCCTTTGCTGCGGCTATTGGTCAGTCAGGAAAGGAGCTTGAAGTAATGGCGCGGCTGGCTAGAGTTTCAATTGAAGAAATGCAAGCTATATCGTTTGCAACTGAAACAATGACTATTAGCGGTGAGCAGTTTTCCGACATGATGAAAGACATGACCGAGAAGCTTGGTGAATTTGCTTCAGTTGAATCTGGCGGGTTTATGGATTTTGTCGAGATTATGAGCATGACAAATGAAGAGGGCGTGAAACTAGCGGAGCAACTTCAAAAGCTTTCTGGCCCTCAAGCTCTGCAATATATGATTACGCAAATGGAAGATGCAGGAATAAGCGCAGGCAGCATGAGCTTAGCTCTTGAATCAGTAGCTAGCGACTCAACTAAATTAATACCTTTGTTTTTAAAGAATGGCGAATTGTTAGAGGCTAACACTAAGAAATTCAAGGAGCTAGCAAAGGGTATTGACGCGGATACGTTTAGGGAATACAAGACCCTTTCAAACAATATGGGTTTAGCAACGGGCGCATTTAAAGTCTTTTTAGCGGAAGGTTTAGCGCCTTTAATACCTGGCTTTGATAAAGCATCGCAAAAAATAGCAGAGTTTTTTAGTGATTTAATCGAGGGTCGAAAAGCTGCCAACGATTTCAAACGCGATCAAGAGGCTATTAATAAACTAATCGACAAAAAAACAACAGGCATCGGAAGAACTAAGCGAGTTTCTTATGGTGACATTAAAGCCAAAGAAATAAACGACCTAATAACAAAGAATGAAAAAATAAAAAACAATATAAACAACAATATAAACAAAAAAATCAATAATAGAGTTAGAGGGGTGAACTCACTCGAAAAGAGAAAAGAAAGAAGAGCAGCTCAAGAAAAATATAACGAAACGCTAAAAGCTGAGCTGGAATTAAATAATAAAAAAATAGAGCAGTTAAAATCGGAAAGCGCAGCCGCTCAACGTGTCGCTGATATTCGTCAAAAAATAGTGACAGGCGAAGATCCAAAAGTAAAGCGCGATAAATCAAAAGCAGAAAGAGCCGAACCATTCGCGCCAATAGATCCGTTTGGTGACAAAAAAGAAGGTTTTCAGGTTGGCTTTGATACAGCGCCTCAAGTACAAGATCCAGCCCAGGGGTTTAGTGTTGGGAGTTTATCTGACGGCTTAGGCTTTGATAATAACAATCCTTATAATGTTATGGTTAGGACTGAGGCGGAAGAAGGGGCGGACAAAATGACTGAAATAATTAGTAATTATGAAAGCCAAAAACAAGCATTAATGGAAGGCTTAGAAAGCCCCGCAGAAAGAGCAAAGCGCGAGTATGATGAACAGATCGAAGTGATAAAGTCATACGAAGATAAAAAGCTAGAAATGGCTAAGCTTAACGGCATGAGCGCAGTAGAGATTGAGGCTAAAATCGCAGCAGAAAAATTAAACGCATTTAAAACCTACGAAAAAGAAAAAACAAGAATAGCGAAAGACGAAGAAGACAAAAGACAACAAGCGCAACGGTTGACACTTAGTCAAGCTGGTGATTTTTTCGGGACTATGGCGAACTTAGCGGCTGAAGGTGGCGAGAAATCATTTAAAGCATGGAAAGCTTTTGCCATTGCACAGGCTATTGTTAGCACTAGTGGCGCAATAATGAACGCAATGAACAATATACCAGCGCCATATAACATTGCGGTTGCCGGGGCTACTGGTGCTATGGGTGCAGCTCAGATAGCAAAAATAAGAGGGACATCATACAGCGGTAGGGCGCAAGGTGGTGTTGTTAAAGCGGGCAATATTTACCCCGTCAACGAAGCAGGCGTTGAGGGCTTCCAGTTTAGATCTGGCGGCAAGGAATACTTACAACCAATGACAGACGGTAAAGTGGTCAAGAATTCAGACATGAAAAAAGGTGGTAGTGGTGATAGTTTTAGTATATCAAACAGCTATACTATACAAGCAATCGACACAACTACCGCGGCACAGCTTATTGAGCAGAACCAGGAATCTGTTTATCAAGCAGTATTAAGCGCGGCAAATGAAAGAGGCGGTTTTTAATGTCATTATTACCTGATTATTTTATTATCAGAAATCTAAGTGAAACAAGTGTAGGTAATTCAGTGACCAGCGAGAGCCAGTCATTGATCCAGTTAACGCGCAGGAGAAACGCGCAACGGTTTGATTTTTCTGTTGAGTGTATTGTTTTACCTCAGAACACAAAAAAAGCGGCAGCGTGGCAAATGTCTTTGCTTGATGGCTCTGTGCCTAACGAATTCGTTTTACCTGTTTTTGGTCAAAGCCCAGCGAGCGATACCGTGACCACAAGTACGGCTGTAACTGGCGAGACAAGTGTTGACTTAAACAATGTGACAGACGTTGAAGAGGGTGATTTGTTTACATTTGCGGGCCACACAAAGGCATACAGGGTTATCAGTATTTCAGTTAATACAATATCATTCCTACCAAATTTGCGAGGTGATGTCGCGATTTCTGAAGCTGTCACATTTAACCCAGAATTCACAGTTAGAAAAACAAATGTAAATGAATTTACAAGCGACAGCGCAAGACGACCGCAAAACTTTAATCTTGAATTTGCCGAGGTGCTTTAGTGATAACATTAACACCTGCAATGGAGTCGGCCTTAAGCGGCGCGCATACCTTTTGTAATTTAATTGAGCTAAGGTTTAATGCTATTACTGTTTACTTGACAGATTCAGCAACAGATATAACGTACAGCGGATCTACATATTTAGGCAATGGCTTATTAACTAATGTTTCGGCATTTAAGCAGCGCGAGCAATTAAACGCGATAGAGTATAAGCTTGCTTTTACTGCTGCTGATTTATCTATAATCTCAATTATATTAAATAATGATCAACTTAATAGAGAGATATTAGTTAAAAGAGCAACATTAAATCCGGTTAACGCGCAGGTTATACCTGATCCAATAGAGGTGGGTAAATTCTTAATTACTGGCGCGTCAATTAATGATGCAAAAATAGGAAGTGTTACGCTTACAATGTCTAACTTTTGGTCGGACTTTGAAAGAATATCAGGTATAACAACAACACAAGCAAGCGCGCAAAGACATTACCCGAACGAAACGGGTTTTATTAATGCGATTGATATTGATAAAGAATTAGAGTGGGGCGGTCAGTAATGGGTTTAGGTTTCATCGAAGATATTTTAAAAGCACCGATAAAACTAACGGGCTTAGATAAGGTTTTTGATAAAGTTCAAGAATGGCTTGTGCCGGAGCAAAATAAGGATGTTGATTCAATTAAAGTCCCCAGATCGGGCACAAATAACCCAATCCCAATTATTTACGGCACTAGAGAAATAGGCGGCATTGTAGTTGACAGAAATGTCGAGGATATACCCGGCGGCGTTAACAATGAGTATTTGCATGTTTTGGTTGTTTGGTGCGCTGGTACGATTGATTCAATCGAGGAGGTTTACTTTAATGATATTCCATCTTACGACCAACGGTTTAAAGATTCGAACAATAACCCGTGGTTCACTGTAAAGCATTTTAAAGGCGATCAATTAACAGCGGACGCAGCGGTTTTAGCGGCGTTTAATAATGCAGATGTAAACACCAAATACCTCGGCATTGCTTACAGTCATTTTCGTTTTGAGATAGATAAAGAACAAAAAGTATGGCGTGGCGAGCCTAGAATAAAGGCTAAAATTCGCGGAAGAAAAGTCTACGATCCAAGAACAACGAACACGCTTTACAGTGAAAACCCAGCACTATGTTTATATGATTATTTGCGAGATCCAGTGTGGGGCAAGGGCTTATCTACGCTTGATTTTATTGAGCAATCAATTATAGATTCAGCAAATATAGCAGACGAACTACAACCAACTTTAAAGTCAGTTAATAGGTGCGTTAAGTTACTGCCTGGTGATGTGGGCTACCCTTATGAACCAAGCAACCCGAGATATGGTGTTA